GGTAGAAAAATTGCATATACGAATGTCGATAGAATTACCAAAGAAAATGTTGTTGGTGTCGTTGGTAAGGCCATTTCAGTTCTGAATTACAATCGACCGGCGATACGGTATCTTTACGATTACTACAAGGGTGACCAGCCGATTCATTACCGTGAAAAGAAAGTGCGGCCTGACATCAACAATAAGACCTGCGAGAACCATGCACTTGAAATTGTCCGCTTTAGCACCAGTCAGACATATGGGGAGCCGATACAGTATGTCAGCCGAAAAACAGATAAAAAAATCAATGATGCCGTGGATAAACTAAATGATTACATGAAGGACGCTCATCGGCAGGCCAGAGATATCAAGCTTGGAAATTTTCAGAGTGCCGTTGGAACTGCCTACAAGGTAACGCTTAAAGGAAAGTCAACAGATATTGTTCCGTTCCGAATCCATATTCCGAATCCGCTGAATACGATTGTTGTGTATTCTGCCAAAGATGATTCAGATATGCTTTCCATTCAGGTATTGAAGGATGAAAAAGACGAACAGTATTATCAGTGCTATTCGGATGATTTATATTTCATCATCAAGGTCGGTAGAGTAACTGATTCTGGAATAAATGGTTTTGGCGGTATTCCGATTGTGGAGTATCCGAATAATCCGGACAGGCTCTCCGACATTGAAATTGTGATTACGCTTCTTGACCAGATTAACAAAATGCAGTCCGACCGCATGAATGGTATTGAACAGTTTATTCAGGCATTTATGCTTTTTAAGAACTGTGAGATTGATGAGAAGAAGTTTTTACAGATGTGTGACCTTGGTGCTGTGGAGGTTAAAGATTCCGGTCAGGGAATGCAATCAGATGTAAAACTCATGACGGCTGAATTGAATCAGCAGCAGACGCAAGTAGCCAAGGATGATGTGTACCGACAAGTACTTGTCGTTGAGGGTATGCCAGACCGACAGCAGAATACCGGCGGAGATACCGGACAGGCGGTTTACCTGCGGAATGGTTGGGATTTTGCGGAACAGCGGGCAAAACTGGATGAACCATTTACCATTGAGGCAGAGAAAAAACATGCCAGAATTGTTTTGAATATCATTAAGCAAACAACAAATGATGTTCCTCTGACAGTAAGAGACTTCGATGTGAAGATTACTCGAAATTCTACTGATAATATGCTGGTTAAGGCACAGGCGCTGGATTATTTACTGAAAAATAAGATTCATCCGCTGATTGCAATTACTGTATGCGGGCTGTTTGGTGACCCGGAAAAGGTTTGGACGCAGAGTAAGCCGTACATGGATACCATTTTCAAGACGCAGGAGCAACTTGATATTGAAGCTGAAAAAGAACACGCATTGGAACTTTTGAAAACAAAGCAAACTGAAACAGTTAAAACAGGAGGAGCCGAGTAGGCTTTTCTTTTTTTATATCAAAATGGAGCCATCCGATAAATGGCAAAATCCAGCAGGAGCGACCTGCGTTATCAAAAGCGTGGATTAGAAAGGGGAATAACATGACAAGAGAACAGGCAAAGAAGAATCTGGTTGCGCTTGGCGTCGAGGAACCTACTGATGAGCAGGTAACCAATTACCTAAATCAGCACAATGGAGAAGTAAAGAAATATCAGGAAGACGCTGAGAAATGGAAAAAAGAAGCTGAAAAGGCGGAGGAGCTGCAAACCAAACTTGATGGTCTTGAGCAACAGAATCTTACCGAATTGGAAAAGGAGAAGAAAGCCAGAGAGGCAGCGGAAAAGAGAACGGCAGATTTACAGAAGCAGCTTACAACTTCCGCAGTCGAAGCGATTTTCGCAAAAGCAAACCTTTCCGGCGAGGAGTTTTCCGGGATGATTGGCGCATTATCCGGGCTTGATTTGGAGGCGGCAAAGACCAGCGCAGAATCTTTTGTCAATGGAATCTCCAAACGCGACGAAGCGAACAAGACCCAGTGGCAGAAAGAAACTTTTGACAAAACTCCGAATCCGGGAACCGGAGGCAAATCCGACCCGGCTGGAGGTGGAGAAGAAAAGAGTGCTGCCGCTGAATATGCGAAACAGTATTCGCAGGAACATAACCCACAGCCGACTCTGGGTTCGGTGACGACTCAAACAATGACATTTTAAGGAGGATATGACATGGCTTATATGAAGGTTGAGCAGGGATATAGCCTGCCAAATTTTTTGGAATCTGCCGTTGGCCTGGTTCAGAAAACCGAGATGGTTACCCAGGAGATGGCAACTACAGTTGACAACAAGAAGCTTATTTATGCTGGAACGGCATTCCCGTCTAATGATTCCAAGGCAACTGGTATTGTATTTGAAACTGTTGATATGACTGACGATACAAATCGTCCAGCCAGCGTTATTAAAGCTGGAAGAATCTACGGAAATAGATTAAAGACGCCGTTATCCAGCGAAGCCAAGACAGTTTTGGAGAAAAAAGGATTTGTAATTCTTGATGCTCCAGAATGTGAATTTTAATTGGAGGTGTAAAGATGCCATTTAATGTATTGGATACAATTAATGTTACAGAGAGATTAAATTTTTCTCAGAACTTCGCCGTTGCAAGGCCAACCGTTCTGGATACCATTTTCCCGGACGTGAAGACACAGCACTTCAAGGCTGAGTATTATCGGCTGATGCAGGGACAGAATTTGCCAACTCCTGCATTTGTGCATGCTCTGGATTCCGAGGCGCACATCGGTACCAGGCCGACTTTCGAGAAAGTTCTGACTGAGAAACTGTTTATCAAGGAGAAAATCAATCAGTCCGAGCAGTTGCAGATGTACATCAACAATGGTGTACCAGATGATGATGGTCTGGTGGACTGGGTGTTTGACGATATGGGCAGATTGTCCGAGAGCGTTGTTACCCGTACCAAGATTGCCAAAGGTCAGGCAATGAGCCGTGGTGTAATGAAAATCAAGGAAAACAATCTGGATATGTTGATTGATTTTGGTGTACCTGCGGCTCATAAAATCACTTTTGGTGATTGGTCTAACCCAGAATATGATATCTTTGGTGATATCATGAAGGCAGTAAAAATGCTGAAGGATGAGGGTAAAATTCCGTCCAGAATGCTGACCTCTGATACCCAGATTCAGCGCATGAGAAAGAACAAGGGCATCCAATCCGCAATCTACGGTAATATCAATGCGGGTAGACTGGTTACCATGAATGAACTTCGGTCTATCATCATGGAGGAGTTCGGCCTTCAAATTGCTACCTGTGATGAAAGATATGCCTACATCAAGGCTGATGGTTCCAGAGTGAATGGTCGCTACTTCGATGAGGACAAGGTTACCTTCTATACGGCGGATGTATCTGGTAGGGCCGGTACTGGTTTGTGGGGACCGACTCCGGAGGAGGCTGAGTATGCTGCATTCCAGGAAGCATTGCAGAAAATGTTTGTAACCGTGACCATGTGGGCGACCGAAGACCCTGTTGCAAAGTGGACGAAAGCTTCTGGTATGTTTATCCCGGTCCTTCCGGACGTATATGGTATGGTAATCGCTACGGTTACCACTGCTGAGAACACTATTGGCACTCTGACTGTTGAATCATCCGCCGGTTCTGCAAGCGGAGCAACGAAACTGACTGTTTCCCCGGCAAAGGCAAGCGGAAATTCATATAAGTATAAAATAGGTGATTCCGAAATCGCTGTTTTTTTCGGTCAGAATGTCCAGACCTGGACTGCATGGGATGGCTCTGCTGACATTACAGCGCAGACTGGAAAGACCATTACCGTAGTTGAGTGCGATTCAGCATACAAGGCTCTGAAAGCCGGTAGCGCAACGGTGACCGCAAAGGCAGGCTGATTGTGAGGTGAAATGAGTGGAAGCGGAGATTCTGGATGATGTAATTACATATCTTGGTGACGAGGTAGCCGAAAAAGATTTGTCGGTTCTGTTCATCTTAATCCAGAGAGCAATCCGAAAGGTTTGTGCGAAGCGGTATCCGTTTGGATACACGGACACGGAGAAAGAGACTGCGGTTGAGCGGTATCGTGATACGATATTTTCCGCCGCTGTTTACTATTGGGCGAAACAAGGGGCTGATGGTGAAAGTTCTCACAGCGAGAATGGAATCAGCCGTGCCTATGAAAAAGAGGACGATATTTATTTTGATGTTGTCCCAATAGCTAAGATTATATAAATCGTATGGAATTTAATTCGGTTAAAATGAAATCTCCTTTTTAAGACGGTGCGCGCCTGGCCGATACCTCCCCGGCCAGGCGCAGGGTGTGCGTTG